TACAATTTAGAACAGATTCCTCAGGTGATGTTATAACTGAGATTTTTAGTGATGTTAATAATACAACTTTTGATACTACTATAAATAATACTTTAACAGTTGAAGCAGAATGGGGTAATGGTCAAAGTGATTTAAGTTCTATTTATTCTAAGTTATTTACTCTATTAAAAACATACTAGTTTTTATTATTTTGTTACTTACCTAGGTACTTACTATATGTATAGGTAAATAATAAAATTGTTGCTAAAATGAAAGAAACTCCCTCGCAATTACAATTGCAAAGTTATGTAATGAACTTTCCGTTCTCACTCTCAACAAATGATCCAAATAATATTTGGATGCAAGAGTTAACAGATGAAGAACTCCAAATTAACAGACCTAAAGCATATAAACAATTTATGGACCTGTACAACTTTATATCAGGCCAATCACTTGTTTATCTTTTACCTTCAGAAGGAAACTTCCAAGATCAAGTCTACGTTGCGAATTTAGGTTTACAATTACCCCATATTAAAGATGCTAATAAAATTTTATTATCAAATTTCACTTCTGAACCACGCAAAGGTGAAGAATGGGTTGGAAAGCATTTTTTCAATCAAATGGGGTACGAAACTCACATCTCTCCTTACAAATGGGAAGGTGAAGCTGATATCAAGTATCTATATGATAATGTTTATATTGGTGGTTATGGTATTCGTTCCGATATTAAAACTTATGAATGGATGGAAGAACAATTTGATATGAATATTATTAAAGTCGAAATGGTAGATGAATATTTGTACCATTTAGATTGTTCAATTTTCCCCCTAAACGAAAATAAAACTTTAGTTTGTACTGAATTATTTAATTCTGAAGAACTATCCCAAATTGAAAATCATACTGAAATTATAGATGTAAATATTGATGACGCATTAGGTGGAATGACAAATTCCGTAAGAATGGGTAACATGATTTTATGCGCTTCAAATATTGCTGAACTTAAAAAATCAGATGAATTATATGAAGGTGAAAAACATAAAATTGAATCCCTTGAAAAAATTTGTGCCAACGAAGGTATGGAACCTGTGATCTTTAACTTGTCAGAATACATGAAATCAGGAGCTATGTTATCCTGTATGGTAATGCACCTGAATAGAGTTGATCATTCTAAAACCTTATTATAATGGCACAAAAGTTAGAAGATTGGTTAAATGGAGAGGTTAAAGAGCTCTCTAAATTACCCGTAGGTGAATTAAGCAACACATTTTTCTTTAGAGACCCTCTCCGGGCCAATCATATTGACTGGGAACATTTTTATAGCCCAGCTGATGGAACAATTATATATCAAAAAGTTGTCCAACCAGATGAAGCAGTTGTTGAAATAAAAGGAATAGATTACACTTTAAAAGATGTTATGGGTGATGATGAGTATAATAAACCATCATTAGTAATAGGCATATTTATGTCGTTTTATGACGTCCATATTAATAGAATTCCTTATGGTGGCGTACTCACATACGAATCATTAGAACCTATTGAATCGACAAACAAACCCATGTTAGCGGTTGAGAAGGATATTTTAAATAAGGTAATTAATCCGAATAACATGGAGTACTTAAAGTACAATGAACGTATGTCTAACAAAGTATATGTTCCTTCCTTAGATTACACATATTATTTAATACAAATAGCCGATGAAGACGTAAACGTGATTGCTCCATTTAAGAAGCAATTAGATCTTTGCGCTCAAAACGAAAGATTTAGTCTAATTAGATGGGGTTCACAAGTAGACTTAGTTCTACCTTTAGACTCTAGATTTGATTTCGAGCTCGTACTGGAGGACTCAATGCATGTAAATGCAGGGCTCGATAAATTAGTAAAAATCAATTACAAAAATAATGGCATCAAAAGCTCATACCGATGAGGTATTTAGACAAAAAAGAATAGTGAAAAACCCTATCAAATTTAAAATTCAATTAAACGAAGAACAAAAAGAAGCGAAAGCTAAAATATTAGAAAATACACTTACTTTACTAGCAGGTAAGGCCGGTTCCGGTAAAACAATGTTAGCATGTCAAATTGCATTAGATGGTCTATTTAGAAGACAATACGAAAAAATTATTATAACAAGACCTACAGTATCTAAAGAAGATATCGGTTTCCTTCCAGGCGATCTAAGAGAAAAAATGGATCCATGGGTGCAACCAATTTATCAAAATATGTATGCTTTATATGATAAAGAAAAAATCGAAAAATGTATTGAGGAAGGAAAAATCGAAATTGTACCTGTATCTTTTATGCGTGGTAGAACTTTCCTTGATAGTTGTATTATCGTAGATGAAGCCCAAAACGTAACACATGAGCAAATGGAAATGATTGTTACTCGTATTGGCTTAAGAAGTAAAATGGTTATTTGTGGAGATGACCATCAGGTAGATTTAAAATCAAAACGCGATTCAGGCTTTAGGTTTTTATATACCGCAGCACGTAAAGTAAAAAATATGTTAGGTGTTACATTAATGCAAAATCATAGAGACCCAATTGTAGATGATTTATTAGATATATATGAAGAAGCTGCTGAACGAGGAATTGTAAAAGGTTCTTCAGGAACAAGTGGAAAATCCAGAAAAGGATAATTAAGCCATTTTTTATAATATTTATAACAAAAATAATTAAATGGCTAATATCCCAATATATCCAGGTTCATCATCTTTTACTTCTGGAGATACTCCTTTTGGGTTCTATGATAGTGATATTGCATTTTCAACAGATGCTGATAGATTTACTACATTTGCTGCTCGTCGATTAGGATATCCTATTGTTGATGTTGAATTACAAGATAAAAACTTTTATGCTGCTTTTGAAGAAGCTGTAACGGTATATGGTAATGAAGTATATGCTTATAAAGTAAGACAAGATTATTTATCTTTAGAGGGAGCAACAATTTCAAGTGATGTTCCTAACGTAAATGGTAGTTCTTCATTAGCATTTTCAGCAGTTACTCCTAATATGGGGGTAATTATCAAACTCTCAGAACAATATGGTACCGAAGCTGGAACAGGTGGTAATGTAGACTGGCATACAGGTTCTATTCCTCTTACTGCTTCAGTCCAAGATTATGATTTAAATGCTTGGGCTGTTGAACAAGGATATGCTGATAAAGATATTGAAATTAAAAGAGTATTTTATGAAGCACCTCCTGCAATTGTAAAATTCTTTGATCCTTATGTAGGAACTGGAGAAGGTGTAATGAATTTAATGGATAGTTTTGGGTGGGGTAATTATTCACCTGCAATTAATTTTGTATTAATGCCTATTAATTATGATTTACAAGTTATTCAACAAATTGAACTTAATGATCAAATTAGAAGATCTAATTATTCATTTGAAATTCAAAATAATAAATTAAGATTATTCCCAATCCCAACTTCAGATAGTATAATTGAAATGGATACTTTATATTTCCAATTCTTACTAAAATCTGAAAGATTAGCAAATAGTATTACAGGAGATTCAGGTTCAATTTCAAATGTATCAAATGTCCCTTATGCTAATCCTGTCTATACTGAAATTAATTCTGTAGGTAGAAGTTGGATTTTTGAATATGCTTTAGCTTTATCTAAAGAAATGTTGGGTTATGTTCGTGGTAAATATACTCAAGTTCCAATTCCTGGAGCTGAAGTAACTATGAACCAGGCTGATTTATTAAGTTCAGCTACAGCAGATAAAACAGCTTTAATTGATAGATTAAGAGCTTATCTTGATGAAACTTCAAGAGAAAAATTATTAGAAAGAAGATCATTAGAAACGGATTACAGACAGAAGGAACTTCAACAAGTACCGTTTCCAATTTACATAGGATAATATGGCATTATTTGGCGCTGAAAGAGATATTAGTCTATTTAGACATATAAATAGAGAACTGATGGGTGATATTATCACCCAACAGTGTTCTTTCTATAAATTTAAAATAGAGGAAACTAAAATTAACCTTTATGGAGAAGCTGCTGAAGAAAAATATTATATGGGTCCAGTTTTATTAAATTGTTTAATTGAAAGGAGAGATCAAGAATATCCTGAAACCGATTTAGGTACAGATTTTGCTTGGGGTGCTACTTTTAAGTTTTTACGTGATGATTTATTAGATAAAAATAAAGAATTTAATGTTGATACTGATCTTTATGGAGCTGATTTGGTTCCAGAAGTTGGAGACATTATTATGTATAACGAAGGATATTATGAAGTAGATAATGTAATTTCAAACCAATACTTTGCAGGTAAAAACCCAGATTACCCTAATGAGGTTAATCCATTAAATCCTGGATTAGATAAATTTGGTTCTTCTATTTCAATTATATGTGAAACCCATTATGTACCAGCTGATAAAGTAGGTATTACACAAGAAAGATATATTTAATGGCAGAAAGAGGAAAAATACCAACACCAAAAACCCAAAGAGAAATTAGTATTTCTCAACAGGAAGCTTTTGATATAACCAGAGGTAATCCTAATTCTGCTTCTACATTTAATAGAGGTAATCAAGTATCATTTAAAGATGATACTACAAAACCATTTTCTTTAGGATTTAAAGAAATTGATGAAGCTATCTTTTATTACATGGAAAATGTAATTAAACCTACTGTTCAACAAAATGGTGTTGTTCAAAAAGTACCCATTATTTATGGCTCCCCAGAAAGATGGAAACAGGTTCAAAAGGATGGTTACTACAGAGATAAAAAAGGTAAGATTATGATGCCTCTTATCACTTTTAAACGTAATAATATTGAACGTAATAGGGCATTATCAAGAAAATTAGATGCTAATAATCCTCAAAATGTTCAAATTTTTACTAAAAAGTATAGTAATAAAGATGCTTATAGTAATTTTAACATTTTAAATAATAAAACCCCATTAGAACAATATTATGCCGTTGTTGTTCCTGATTGGGTAAATATTACGTATGATTTCATTATATCAACGTATTATATTGAACAACTTAACAAAATCATAGAAGCCATCAATTATGCTTCTGATTCATATTGGGGCAACCCAGAACGCTTTAAATTTAAAGCAACTATTGATAGTTTTGCTACACCTACAGAATTAGTAAGTGGAGGAGAAAGAACCGTTAAATCTACCTTTCAATTAAAATTGTATGGGTATGTTGTTCCTGATACGATACAAAAAGAATTAATAGCACTTAGAAAATTTAATAAAAAAACACAAATTATATTTAGTATGGAAACCGTTTCAAATATTGATGACTTAAATTTACCTTCTCCAGATAAAACAGAAATAACAAGTTTTGCAAGTCCTACATCTTTTGAAGAATAATACTAATTTCATTAATATTTATAAATAAAAATGGGTATTATACTAAGACAGAACAAGGGTTCAGAGTTAACTTTTGCAGAGGTTGATGGTAATTTTTCATCCCTCTACTATTCTAGCTCTCTAGCTGGTAGTGTAATTAATTTCTATTACACTGGTAGTAACCCTCCCGTATCCCATAGTATTGATTTAAGTACTCTTCCGGGATTAGGTGGGGTTCAAGTATATTATGATAATGTCCAAATTAATTACGCTAAATCATTCTATTTTACAGGTTCAGGGGTTGAAGTTACTTCTTTACCAAATGGTGGTGTGGAAATTAATATCCCTGAAGCTGATCAAGCAGTTGGAGACGATAGACAGATACAATTTGCTACTGGTTCTAATCCAGATTTAGCATTAAGCGGTTCATCTAATTTTACTTTTGATTATGATACTAATACTGTAGGTATTACAGGGTCTTTACATATTCAAGGTAATGATGTTAAAATTGATACCTTAACAGAAAATACTTCAAGTTTTTATTTTACTGTCTATGACCCAAGCACAGGAGAACTTCAATATAGGTTATTACCTGGTGCTTCAGGTACATCAGGTACGTCAGGAACCGCGGGTTCTTCAGGATCTGCTGGTACATCAGGTACAAGTGGTACATCAGGTACAAGTGGTGAAGCTGGTTCAAGTGGTAATGTAGGTTCATCAGGTAAATCTGGCTCTTCAGGTACTTCAGGTGAATCAGGTTCATCTGGTACTTCAGGTGAATCAGGAGCTTCTGGTTCTTCAGGTACAAGTGGTACTTCAGGTAAATCAGGTTCATTTGGTACACATGGTCAATCAGGCTTATCTAGAACTTCAGGTACAAGTGGTACTTCAGGTAGTTCAGGTACAGCCGGTACTTCAGGTACAAGTGGTTCTTCAGGAACTAGTGGTACTTCAGGTGATACTGGTACTTCAGGTGTAACGGGTACTAGTGGTACTTCAGGTTCATCAGGTACTTTCGGTAGCTCAGGTAATATAGGAAGCTCAGGATCTTCTCAAACTTCTGGTACAAGTGGTTCTTCTGGTACATCTGGTACTTCAGGAGAAAGTAGTACATCAGGTTCATCTGGAACTTCAGGTGAATCAGGACAATCTGGTGTTTCAGGTACCTCAGGTTCTTCAGGTACATCAGGTACTGATGGAGATTCAGGTAGTTCAGGAACATCTGGAACATCTGGTACATCAGGTTCATCAGGCACTTCAGGCACTTCAGGTTCATCTGGTACTTCAGGTTCATCAGGAGATAGTGGCCAATCAGGAGTTAGTGGTACTTCAGGTAGTTCAGGTTCTTCAGGTACAGATGGTGATTCGGGTAGCTCAGGTACTTCAGGTACATCAGGTAGCTCAGGTACATCTGGTACCTCAGGCACTTCAGGTTCTAGTGGTACTTCAGGCTCTTCAGGAGAATCAGGTCAAAGCGCAGTTTCAGGTACTTCAGGATCTTCAGGTACTTCAGGTACAGATGGAGATTCAGGTAGCTCAGGTACAGCTGGTACTTCAGGTTGGAGTGGGTCGGCCGGTACTTCAGGTACATCAGGTAGTTCAGGTTCAACAGGTACAAATGGTGAATCAGGACAAAGTGGTGCTTCAGGTACATCAGGTAGTTCAGGTAGTTCAGGTACAGATGGAGATAGTGGTACCTCTGGTACTAGTGGCACTTCAGGCTCTTCAGGTACTTCAGGTTCATCAGGAACAAGTGGTTCATCAGGTACCTCAGGTTCATCAGGAGAATCAGGTCAAAGTGCTGTTTCAGGTACTTCAGGTTCAAGTGGTACAAGTGGTACAGATGGTGGATCAGGTTCTTCAGGTACAGCTGGTACTTCAGGATGGAGCGGTTCAGCAGGTACTTCAGGAACTTCAGGTTCAAGTGGTTCATCAGGTACAAATGGTGAATCAGGTCAATCGGGTGTAAGTGGTACTTCAGGTAGTTCAGGCTCTTCAGGTACAGATGGAAATAGTGGTACTTCAGGTACTTCAGGAACAAGTGGTTCTTCAGGTACATCAGGTAGTTCAGGAACATCAGGTAGTTCAGGAACATCAGGTTCTTCAGGAGAATCAGGCCAAAGTGCTGTTTCAGGTACTTCAGGTTCCTCAGGTACAAGTGGTACAGATGGAGATTCTGGTTCAAGTGGTACAGCAGGTACCTCAGGTTGGAGCGGCTCAGCCGGTACTTCAGGTACAAGTGGTTCTTCAGGAACATCAGGTTCATCAGGAGAATCAGGCCAAAGTGCTATTTCAGGCACATCAGGTTCTTCAGGTACATCAGGTACAGATGGAGATAGTGGTAGCTCAGGTACATCTGGTTCTTCAGGAACTTCAGGTTCAAGCGGTACTTCAGGAACTTCAGGTTCATCTGGTACTTCAGGTTCATCAGGAGAATCAGGCCAAAGTGCTGTTTCGGGTACTTCAGGTTCAAGCGGTACTTCAGGTACAGATGGAGATAGTGGCAGCTCAGGCACAGCAGGTACTTCAGGATGGAGCGGTTCAGCAGGTACATCAGGTACAAGTGGTACTTCAGGTTCAACAGGTACATCAGGAGATAGTGGTCAATCAGGTGCTTCAGGCACTTCAGGTTCATCTGGTACTTCAGGTACAGATGGAGATAGTGGTACTTCAGGAACAAGTGGTACTTCAGGATCATCAGGAACTTCAGGTTCATCAGGAACTTCAGGTTCTTCTGGTACTAGTGGTTCATCAGGAGAATCAGGTCAATCAGGTATAAGTGGTACTTCAGGTTCATCAGGAACTTCAGGTACTGATGGTGATAGTGGTTCTTCAGGTACAGCTGGTACTTCAGGATGGAGCGGTTCAGCAGGTACTTCAGGTACATCAGGAACCTCAGGTTCAACAGGTACTTCAGGAGAAAGTGGTCAATCAGGAGCTTCAGGTACAAGTGGTTCATCAGGTACTTCAGGTACAGATGGTGTGGTGGTTCAGGTACTTCTGGTGAATCAGGTACTTCAGGAACATCAGGTTCAGCAGGTACTTCAGGAAAAAATGGTATAGCAGGAACATCAGGTGAATCCGGTACTAGTGGTACAACAGGTTCAACAGGTACTTCAGGAGAAAGTGCTCAAAGTGGTTTATCTGGAACAAGTGGTTCATCAGGTACAAGTGGTACAGACGGAGGTTCAGGTACCTCAGGTGATAGTGGTACTTCAGGTACATCTGGTTCTGGTGGTTCAGGTACTTCTGGTGAATCAGGTACTTCAGGAACATCAGGTTCAGCAGGTACTTCAGGAAAAAATGGTATAGCAGGAACATCAGGTGAATCAGGAACCTCAGGTACAACAGGTTCGACAGGTACCTCAGGAAAAGACGGACAATCAGGAATTTCAGGTACTTCAGGATCATCAGGTACATCAGGTACAGACGGTGATTCAGGTACTTCAGGAGATAGTGGTACTTCAGGAACAAGCGGTTCATCAGGAACAAGCGGTTCTTCAGGTACAAATGGTACAAGTGGTGATAGTGGTACTTCAGGAGAAAGTTCAAGCTCTGGTACTTCAGGATCATCAGGTACATCAGGATCAACAGGTACAAACGGTACTTCAGGAGCTTCAAGCTCATCGGGTACATCAGGTACTTCAGGTTCATCAGGTACTACAGGTACAAACGGTAAATCAGGTCAATCAGGAGTATCAGGTACTTCAGGATCATCAGGTACATCAGGTACTGATGGAGATAGCGGAACATCAGGTGAATCAGGTACTTCAGGTACAACTGGTTCAGCTGGTACAAGCGGTAAAAATGGTGTAGCTGGAACTTCAGGTGAATCAGGTACTAGCGGTACTACAGGTTCGACAGGTACCTCAGGAAAAGACGGACAATCAGGCGTAAGTGGTACCTCAGGTTCTTCAGGAACTTCTGGTACAGATGGTGGTTCAGGTACTTCAGGCGATAGTGGTACAAGTGGTACAACAGGTTCTACAGGTACTTCAGGTAAAAATGGTGTAGCTGGAACATCAGGTGATAGCGGTACCTCAGGTACAACAGGTTCAGCTGGTACAAGTGGTAAAAATGGAGCTAATGGTACCTCAGGTGATAGCGGTACTTCAGGAACTTCAGGTTCATCAGGAACTTCAGGTTCAAGTGGTACAAATGGTACTTCAGGTGAATCAAGTACTTCAGGAACTTCAGGTTCAAGTGGTACTTCAGGTTCATCAGGAGAATCGGGTCAAAGTGCCGTTTCAGGTACTTCAGGTTCTTCAGGTACCTCAGGTACAGACGGAGGTAGTGGCACTTCAGGTGAATCAGGTACCTCAGGTACAACAGGTTCTACAGGTACTTCAGGTAAAAATGGTGTAGCAGGAACTTCAGGAAATAGTGGTACAAGTGGAACAAATGGTTCTACAGGTACATCAGGAAAAGATGGTCAATCTGGTTTATCAGGCACATCAGGTTCTTCAGGTACATCAGGTACAGACGGAGGTTCAGGTACTTCAGGTAATTCAGGTACATCAGGTACAACAGGTTCAGCTGGTACAAGTGGTAAAAATGGAGTAGCCGGAACTAGTGGTGTAAGCTCAACATCAGGTACAACAGGTAGTGCAGGTACATCTGGAAAAGATGGTGTAGCTGGTACTTCAGGTGCAAGCTCAACTTCAGGAACAAGTGGTTCCTCAGGTACCTCAGGTTCTACAGGAACTAGTGGTACTGCTGGTAAATCAGGTGCTAGTGCTACATCAGGTACATCAGGATCTTCAGGTACTACAGGTACCTCAGGAAAAGATGGCCAATCAGGATTAAGTGGTACTTCAGGTTCTTCAGGTACATCAGGTACAGATGGAGGTTCAGGAACTTCAGGTCAATCAGGCACAAGCGGAACAAATGGTTCAGCAGGTACCTCAGGAAAAAATGGAAACGATGGTACCTCAGGTAATAGCGGAACTAGTGGAACAACAGGTTCAGCAGGTACCTCAGGTAAAAATGGAAATAGTGGTACAAGTGGTGACTCAGGAACTTCAGGAACTTCAGGTTCTTCAGGTACAACTGGTTCATCGGGTACAAACGGTAAATCAGGTGCAAGTGCTACTGCAGGTACTTCAGGTACAAGTGGTTCAACAGGTACATCAGGTACTTCAGGAAAAGATGGTCAATCTGGTTTAAGTGGTACTAGTGGTTCATCAGGTACTTCAGGTACAGATGGAGGTTCTGGTACAAGCGGACAATCAGGAACAAGCGGAACCAATGGATCTGCTGGTACTAGCGGTAAAAATGGTAATGATGGAACTTCAGGCCAATCAGGTACATCAGGTACAAATGGTTCTGCAGGTACTTCAGGAAAATCAGGAGCAGCGGGAACTTCAGGTGCTAGTGCTACTTCAGGTACTTCTGGAACATCAGGTTCAGCAGGTACTTCAGGTACAAATGGTAAATCAGGTGCAAGCTCAACCTCAGGTACAAGTGGTTCATCAGGTACAACAGGTACTTCAGGAAAAGACGGACAATCAGGATTAAGTGGTACAAGTGGATCTTCAGGTACAAGCGGTACAGATGGAGGATCAGGTACTTCTGGTAATAGCGGTACCTCAGGTACAACAGGTTCAGCTGGTACAAGTGGTAAAAACGGAGCAGATGGAACCTCAGGTCAATCAGGTACTTCAGGTACTAATGGTTCAGCTGGTACAAGCGGTAAAAATGGTGCTGATGGAACTTCAGGTCAAGCTGGTACTTCAGGAACAAGTGGATCTTCAGGTACAACTGGTACATCAGGTGTTGATGGTTTAGCCGGAGAATCAGGTGCTAGTAAAACTTCAGGTACTTCAGGTACTTCAGGTACAACAGGTAATACTGGTACTTCAGGTGCTTCAGGTCAAAGTGGTGTAAGTGGTACTTCAGGTTCAGCAGGTACAAGCGGTAAAGATGGAGGTTCAGGCACAAGCGGAGATAGTGGTACTTCAGGTACTAATGGTTCTGCAGGTACATCTGGTAAAGATGGAGCTAGAGGAACATCAGGTGACAGTGGTACCTCAGGTACTAATGGTTCATCAGGTACCTCAGGTAAAAATGGTGCTAATGGTACTTCAGGTAAATCAGGAGTTTCAGGTACAACAGGTTCAACAGGTAC